TCGTGTGATAAGTTCGCTAACCAAAGAGAACTCTACCTTCATCGGCTCTTGAGCCGAGAACTTGGCGAATATATTGTTGAGTGTACTCATCGTGTAAATATAAGGGGGCTTGCGCCCCCCTAATTCATTTACGAGTTTGAACCTACGACAATCGTGTCAGTTGCACCTGCAAGTCCTGCGAATGGATTGGCAGTAGTAGCACCTGCGATGAAGTTGGCAGGCATTGTCTCCTGTCCCTCCATTGTCAAAGTGTAACCAGATAGGTCACCCATTGCAGCACCAGTTACAATCGTTCCACCCGTTACTTCAGCACCGTTGTTCATGCCCATAAGGAATGCGTTGCCGTTGTAGTCTTGTACGATAACGTAAGGGCGGCCATAAGCAAGAAGCTTCAATTCTTTGTTGTCCTCCTTTGTGAGTTTGGTCAACGTCAAATTCAAAGTCTGCGTGAAGAAGGTTGTGCCATTATCACGGCTTGAGTTAAAGGTTTGCTCAAAAGAGCTATTGCCTTTTACCAAGTATTGGTAAGCAGAGAATGTACCGCTGATGTTGGTCACCTCATCGTTGGTGAGGGTAATAGTACCCAAGTCACCATAGTCTACAAAGTATACGGCACGGATGCCACCTACTACGTCTTTACAGGGTACTGCCCTGCCTTTTGTTAAATCACACGCCATTGTTTATTGGAATTAAAAAAGAGGGCGAGGGCATAGCCCAAGCCCCCTCTTGGTTAATCATTCTACGGATTAAGAGTAAAGAACTACGTCTGCTCCGATGCCGTACTGAACTCCTGCGAAGAAGCGAAGGATTACACGGACATTTAAGCTTCCGTCAAGGTCGGACATATCAAGGACACGCACTTCGTTGCGCTCGTCAGCCAAACCGCAGCCGAAGAATAGGTTGCTTGATTCAGCAGCTACCATCTTGTTAGAAGGAAGACCGTTTACCATAGCAACGCGGATGCCGTCAAAGAACAAGTCTCCGTTGCCGTACCACATTGTGCCTTTGTTGTCAACACCATTGGCTCCAAGACCTGAAGTTCCGAATCCACCAAGAGCGCGGACATAAGCCTTTGCTACGTTTTGTGGAACGTAGATAGTCAAGTCCTCTTTACCATAAAGGGCAGAAGGGATTGCATCAGCAACTTTACCAAGCTCGGTGATTACGTTTGCAGCAGTCACGGTGGTAGCGGTTACGTCAATAACGTCAGAGTCAGCAGTCATCAAAGAAAGGAATCCAGAGAACTCACCTGCACTTGCAGCGTTTCCGTTCCAAATGTTCTGCTCAATCTTTTGGGCAGTCTTTGAAGCAACGTGTGCAATCAAGAAGTCAGCAAAAGAAGCAGGGATGCTATCGTAAGCGGAGTAACCCATTTGACCACCAATCCAAGAATCGTAGTAGTCCTTTTTGCAAAGCTGCAAGTTCACTTGGAATGCCTCAACCTCAAGAATGCGGTCGGTCAAAGTCAAGGTAGAAGTTGCATCAAAATCACAAGTGCCATCTTTTACGATGTCGTTAGTGTTCACCTTCTGAAGGGTGGTGCGGTAGTTTACGTTTGGAAGAATCTCAATGAGACCTTTGTCAAGCGTGTTTGCGCTCAAAAGAGCAGCAGAGATGTACTTCGAGGCAAATTGACCTGCGTACGAAGTAGTGATTGAAGTAGTTGTAGCCATTGTTTATTTGTTAGTTGTTGATTCGTGCAAGGACTCGGTCAATCGCTCTTTCGGGGCGGTTAGAACTCATCTTTTGGACTTGCTTTGTTTCGGGGTTGTGCTTGATGGGCTTCGCAGCAGGTGCGGCAGATAGTTCTGCTTTAACCGCAGCCATCTCCTCCTTCTTGGCGTAGCCGCCCATCTCCTCACGCATTCCTTTCATCTCCTCACGCATCATTGCAATCTCCTCAAGAACCTTCTCGATGATTGCAACAACCGCAGGGGCTTCTTCTTTTACCTCTACCTCTGCGAGTTCTACCTCTGCTTCGGGGGCTTCTACTTCTACCTCTACTTCAGTTTCGGCAGCAGCTTCTTTAATTTCAGCGATAACGCCTTCTTCGGTGATAACGAGTACACGACCATCTTCAAGGAGGTGTTCGCCAACTGGAGCAGCAACTCGGTCTTCGCCACTAATGACAAATACTTCGTTGCCTGCTTCAAATGATTCTGCCTCAAGAACGGCTCCGTTCTCAAGTGTCATTTGCTCGAACTTTACCTCACGGATGGAGGATAGCTCGGCAAGGATGCGGTTTAGGATATTGTTTGCTTTCATATCTAACTAATTAAAGGGGTTTTGATTATTTGTAACATTTTTAAGGATTGATAACTACCGTGCCTTGTCCGACAAGGGAGCCAACACCCTGCGCTTGGATAGAGCCATCGCAGCAGTTGGACTTGTAGGTATTGTCTGGACATAAGCATCCACGCCTTCCACCTCGTGGTGACGCTACTGGGAGTTTTTGTGGTCTATACATTGTTAAGTTCTTTTAGTTTGGATTCTGCCCATCGCTTACCTGCAAGACCGCCCCATAGCAGGAACGATATTGTGCCGCAGGCTTGCGTGTCGTTCTCATCGTAGTATTCTTCGGCTCTTGATAGGTACGAGTACATCCGTGTGATGGTCTCTACACTCACAGGCTTGCCCTGTGCAAGTTGCTGCGCCCTTACCTTACCGACAGGCGTTGCACACTTGTTGCCGTTCTTCTCGTTGAGTTCTATGCCTCGCTTGGCGTTGTTCTTCACCGCATCGGGGTAGTCAGAGAACGATTCCATCTCGGTGCGTGTTCCCGACTTCTTACGGCCATCTCTTTTTATGATAGCAACAATCTGTGCAAGCATCAACGCTGCTTCCTGCTCCTCAAGGTGCGCCATCTCTTGCTTGGCAAGGTTTAGCTTGTCCACGAAGTATCCCTCAATAGAGAAGCCTTTGACCTTTCCCGTCTTGACAAAGTTTGTCCAAATCTCTGGGTTGTTGACTTTCATAGATACCATCCAAGTGCCTACGGGCAAATCAAAGCCGTACTTCTTGCTCTTGTCGTGTATCTCATCTTCTATTATCCATGACTCCACAACCGTGAGGCCGTTGATGCCTACTTCATGTTCAAGCGTAGCGTTGTTCTGCTTGGACTTCTGAAAGAACATCTCGCTTGCTTTGCGGATGGTGGCTTCGCTGAAGTAAACGTAGAACTCCTCTTGGCCTTCGGCTCGGTAGATGGGCTTGTTGGGTACGAGTGCTGCTCCCATAAGGATGCGCTTCTCATCGCTCTGGGTAGCAAACTCAACCCGTTGTGAGTTGAGCGCAATGAAGTCCTCCTCAATAGCAGGGTATTCTACAAGGGAGATTGCATCAATGCCAGTTAGCAGCATTGATTCATCAAGTATTAGTTCAATTAGTTTCATCATCCGAATGTTGCGGTTCTTACTCGTTGGCGTTGTAGTTGTTGTGAGGTCGTTACATCCTGCCCTACGACATAAGCACGGATGGGTTGGTTGAACTGACCGCCAATACTCTGTGCAAGTTGGTTGAGGTTGGACTGTCCTACGATGTTAAACTGCGCAGGGGTAGATGGCTGCGAGAGCGTGTTTGTTATGGATGGGCTGCTACCACCACCGCCTGACTCGGTAGGTACTTGCGTAGCGGTTATCTTTCGTGCGTTTGCAATACCTGTTGCAACAATTCCTGCGGCTCCTATGTAACCAAATACACCACCTTGTGCAAGAGCCTTTGTAGCTCCCGTATAGGTGTCAATGGCTACCTGCGCTAACGCTATGCCTTTGCCCAGTAGTGTATTCTCACCTACGAGTTGTGCGATGCCGTTTAGTGCGCCTTTGATAGCATCTAACTTCGCCTGCTGCAAGTTCTTCTCCAAAGCCAAACGCCCCGCTGCGTTCTCTGCTTCAAATAACTTTAGAGCATTCTCTGCCTCTGCACGAGCTGCGGTTCCTGCCTTTGTAGCCGCAACCTCTTGCTCAAGCAATGCCTTCTTGCGGTTGAAGACATTTTGGGCTATCTCTATTTCTTTCTCGGCTCTTGCTACCGCATCATCTATGAGTTCAAGTTGAGCGTTCTGCTGAATCTCAAATATCTCTTGGTCGGTCTCACCGATGCTCTTGGTGATGTCTGCCTGCTCACGAAGAAGGGAGTTTTGGTTTGCCAAAGCCTCTGACTTCTGACCTTGCAGCCTTTCATCCAAATCAATCAACTCCAACTGCGCTTGCTTCAGCGCAACAAGATTTTCGTTGGAGTTTACAATTCCTAACTCTGCCTGCGCTGCCGCAACCTTTATATTTAACTGCACCCTCTCAAGCTCCGCTTGCTCCTCAAGAGATGCAAGGAGTTTGTCGTTTGCCGATTGTCGTTCTGCAAGTGAGACAAGCTCATCATCACGCAACTGCCGAAGTTGCTCTTGGGTGTTTTGGAACTGAAGCTGAATCTTCTGCCGTTCTACATCAGCAAGTGCCGCTTGCTTGCGTAACGCTACCAATCGCTCTGCATCGCTTACGGCCTTGTCTACATCCAACTCCTGCACCGCCTTTGTAACGCTCTTTGCAACTGCTACAACGGTCTTTGCTACCTCGCTTGCTGCTTCTGCAAGGTTATTGATGACCATCTTGCCACTCTCCAAAAGGTTCTCCCCCGTCTTGGTCAACTCCTCACGAGTGAGGGCTATCTCCTTGTTTAGCTCTTTGATGCGTGTTGCATCCTTATCTCCAAAAAAGGACTTCTCCCAAGCAAGCTGCGTTTCAAGTACCGCTAACTGGATGCCCTGTATGATGCCTACAAATACATTAAGTACTCCGCTAATCAAGCCACCCAGTACCTTCTTCGTTGCATCAAAGCCTCCGTTGAGTTTGCTCTGCTCCTCTACTGCCCCAAAGATTGCTTCGGTTATCTGACTGAAGATAATGCTCAAGGTAGTCATCACCTTGTTGACCGCATCTACTACCTTTTGGTTGCTTTGAAAAGCCTCCGATAGTTTGTCTACTACGCCAACAAGAAGCCCAAGCCCAAGACCGCCTTTTAGTAGGCTTCCTAATCCGCTTGCTGCTTTTTTTGCAAGCTCAAAGGGTGCGGTAACGACTTTCTTTAGGCCGTCAAATGCCTTGTTGATGATGCCGCCCGTCTTCTTGGCTTCCTTGCCTACGTCAGCAGCTTCCTTCTGTACGCCACCGAGATTCTTCTCAAGCTCCTCAATCTTTTTATTAAGCGCATCAATCTGCTTCTGGAAGCCCGAAGTATCTCCTTCAATACGAATTTCTTCTACTACTGCCATTATCTACGATTTAGGAACTCCTTCCAAGTTCGTGGTATTGCGTTCTTGCCCTTTGCTATATCAATAGTTTCGGAGACGTTGCGATAGTCACTTGCTTGCAGCAGTTCTATCAAATAACTTAAATAGGTGGGCTTCATACTACGTTAAGGAGTTCAAATGATGCTTTGCCTGTGGTCATGTTCAAGTTCACGTTGTTCACGAGGTACTTCGTGCCGTTCCAAATGATTGCATTCTGAAGGTTCAGCGTGATAATCTTACCGATAGGCAGCACCGCTTCAACATTGTACAACCTGCGTTGCTGGGAGTAGAGGTCGGTAATGTAATCCACCCACTCGGTATTGTAAAGACTGCGGTTGACCGATTGCAGGTGGTATGGGTCTATGTCTGCACCAAAGCAAATAGAATGCGATGCTCCTGCACTTGTTGGACTGTTTGAGACATTGGCATACCAAGCAGTAGTTACTTCTCTGTGGTTATTAGGGTCGGCATCTACAAATGTTAATTTATTTGCCGTTAAATCGTAATCTCCAAAAACTGCATAAAACAATACAGGCGCACCCAAGTATGGGTTAAACGTGCCATCTTCGTTTGCCTCACTTGTGATGCTCTTATACACGAGTACGTTTGTTAGGCTCGTAGGTGGGTGTTGGTCGGTTAATCTTTCAAACAACGGGCATTCAAACGGCACCTCAATAAGAAACTCATCGCCATCAAAGGGAAGGTCAACATTCAAATCTCCAAAGCCTACGTTGTTTGTCTGTTGGTATTGGAACCCAAGTATCTGCTCTGTCTCTTGGTACTTAAATTCAATCTCCCTATATAGGGGTGGGCGGTTCACCACATACTCCGTGATATCTAAATAGTCTTGGAAGTCTTTGTTGGTTCCTGCTGCGTACCAATCATCTAACGGCTGAAGCAAGAAGCTCGTTGATGTTGTAGGCACGATTACCATATTATACATCTTCAGAATACCTGCCAAGAAGTCTTTGACCTTTATTTCGGGCATAAGGTCGGTTACTACTACTTGAAAAGCGTAGGCAGCAGACAAAGTTTGGTCTACCTCAAACTGCGTTACTAACGTGGTGGTATTATACCCAGTGTAGTCAGTGACTTGATAATTAAAAGCAGTTGCCGTTTGAGGTCTTATATATAATTGAACTTGAGTTCCAGTTGGATAACCTAATGCAATAAACGTAGAGGTCACGGTGCTTGATGGGTGTGCAGAAACTAAAGCTGATTGATTTAATATACCATTAGTAAATACCCCAATTTCGTAAGGCTCATCGGCATTCGCTACCTCAACTTCTAAATTATATAAGGCATCACTTTGAACTGTCCACGTTTCGGTGGCCAGATTAAACTGACTTCCGCTACCCGTATTTCGATTGAAGTTGATTAGCCTCCATTCAATGTCATTTCCCCCACTAAACATATAGCCTTCGTATCGGTGTAGCCAAAGGGATAGGTCTTGGAATGGATTACCAACCAAGAAACTGCCCGTGAACGTAATTCCGTATTTTGCTTGAATCTGCTCAAGAATAGCATACACCTTCAGCGCAGGCTTCAGCTCATAGTATCGGATGCCACGCCTTCCAACGCCTCCCGATTTGTGAGCAATGTTGTTCTCATTGTCAGCACCTGCTCCACTTGCGCTTTGATAAAACCAATTCTTTACAGGGCTGCATAGCGGATAAAACAACGGATTGTAGGTGTCTTCAGTAAGCCTATCAAATACTGCATCATCGGTGTACTCGTGGTCGTAGTCGCTGAAGTCAAGGTCGTACAAATAGTCCTCGCCAAACAAGTCAGTAAGCGTTACCACATCGCCATAGAACGTCAGCGTGTACGCATACGGCTCTGTGCCTTTCAACTGCACATTCTCCATCTCTACGACACCAGTACGGAATGGCAAGGAGTTAATTTCAATTCTTGCTGCTACCCTAAACCTGCCATCAAACCCACCCGTTATATCGGTTCGGTAGTAATGGCTGAAGATAGCATTGTTTGTTGTACTCGCAGGAACGGTGAATCCCTGCGTGAAGTCCGTAAACACTTTTGAGATGTCCTGCACGTTCTGCACCGAGAGGTTGATGCTTATCTCCTCATCTTGAAATATATCAAGACGTTGATTGTTGATGTAAATATCAACCTTGTTCATCGTACAAGCATCCTTTGGTCAAAGGCATAGGTGAAGCTCATCGTGTAGTTGATGGTCTTGTCATTGATAGACTTCTGGTAGTCCACGCTGCCACGATTGGGAACCACCGCTATCCATTGCCCATCTTCGTAGATAGCGACCTTCTCGCTCATCAGAATCTCCTCTACCACCTCGCCATAGGATTCATCTACAAAGCCTGTGTTTAGCGTTAGCGTATTGCGTGAGTTAATGTTAAAGGACTGATACTTGCCTGTTGCGTAGTTGACATCGGTATAGCCATCAGCATAGATGCTCTTTTGATATTGGTCTTGCGTAAAGCTACCCTGCTCCGTTGACTTCTTAAAGAACGTGATGTAGTCGCTCATCCCAAACTTGTTTACGAACTGAATTTGATACGGCTCGTACTTGGGTTCGCATATAACTTCAAAGTCTACTGCGGTCTTGTCATCAACCTCACCCAATGCCTCAAGTGCTTCGCATAGGCAGTCAAGTCCCTCTACTACGCCTCCATCAGTAATCACCCTGTCATTGTATGCAATGCCTTCGCTATTGACAAGCAGGTTGATTGTGTAATTGTCTGTTGGTGTGATTCCTAAAAATGCCGCTACGTTAGAAACTCCAGAGGGGATGTAGATAACCATCTGCGTAGAGGTGAGCGTAGTGTTTGCCCATCCCAATTCATCCTTCAAAGAGAACCAGTATTCTGCGCCTCCTATCTCAATACTAAAGCCATTGACTCCGCTTGTGGTATTGTATGATACTGGCAGCGATTGGTAGTTACCTGCAAGCACCTGCATTGGGCGGTTGGTGAATAGGTTGGGCTGCGTTACGCCTGTATTCTGCTGCTCACCCAACGACTTGTACCCCTCTAAAACAAAGAAGTAATTTGTTCCTGCGATTGCACTTTCGGGTGCGCTGCCGTTGTTAGAGTATGAGAAGCTGCCTGTCCTGCGTACCCATAACGCCTCACCCGTTTCTGATGCGCTTGGTGCGGTGATAAATGCTTTACCAAATGGGTGCAAGAAACGCTCACGCACCAAGTCCGCAATCTCGTAGTTTATGACATTGTTTATTGCATACGACTTTGATAGGTTGTAGGTCGTTTGTCCTGTTACGGGAGTTTGCGCTCCTGTGTAGATTGATATTGCAACATCAAAAGAATATAGCGCATCGTTGGGCAGGGTGTTGTTCTTGCCCGTGACAAATAAAGGGCTACGAGCTTGCGCTATGCTTGCAGGTAGTACTGATACTGGTGTACTCATAGTTTTATATTTAAGTCCTTACGGGTAAATGCTTGCAGGTCATCTTTGCCTAATTGGAACGACTGAATAAGCTCTGGCGGTAGCTTGGCAAACCCAAGCCTAAAGGGTGTGCTAAAGAACTTTGTCGCAGGGATGCCCTGCCGATATACCGACTCACGGACTGCAAAAGGATTTAGCCCCTTGCTCTCTGCCCACCGCTTGAAGTGCTTTGCTGATGGCTTCTTGCCCTCCTTGTAACTGTATGGGCTATCGGGTGCTTTCTGCTTCCATATCTTGCCCTTGTTGTTTCGCCTGTTGAATGGGCTTGTGGACTTTCTCGTGCCTCCTGCGCCCTTTACTCCCTTGTCTTGGAAGTCACCATAGTCCTCCATATCAAAAGACAAAGAGAACGAGTTCTCGCCTACAAATAGTTTATACTGCAAAGAGTTGTAAAGGGTCTTGTCAAAGTTGTGCTTTCCTTTGGTGAGGTTAGTCCTCGCCTGCTGAATTACAAACTTTGCAAACTTGGTAAGCACCGCTTCCAACAATTCCTTCCGTGCCATTTTAGCAGACGCTTATCTCGGTGTTTGCAAGCAGCACATCAAAAGTTGCAGTCCATCCTGCAAGCAGGTTCTCAAACCTCTCGCTAAAGGGAACGCATGAAGCAGTACCATCCAACTGATAAAGGTCGGTGTACAGAGTACCCCTGCGCAGTTCTGTCACCACATCGTTGATGACCGCAAGCTGCGTGTTCAAGATATTCTGCTCGTTGCTCGTGCCGTAGAACGGCTCTGCCTGCAAGCGTGGGTTCTCTTTGGTCTCATCCACCAAGTCCATGCAAACGATGCTTACATTCATCCGTACTATTTGTCCCTCGAATGTTGCTTGGTTTATTATGATGTGACTCAAAGGGAAGATGGTCTGCTTGTTTAGGTCTATGTCAAAAATATCCCCTGTCGTTACCACGTTGACTTGGCTATTGGCCTCAAGCGTGTCTTTTAGCTTGGTGGTGATGTCGTAGAACTGTCTCATTTTTTTATCTTATCTAATTGTTTGCGTTCAACGTCTATGCGCTCTTTTTCAAAAACGAGAAAGGTAAGGGCTTCGTGAACGCCAAGCCTTCCGACTCGTTCAAATCTTGTAACATCTCCTTGAGCAAGCTGATGGAAGGAAGAATACCATCCCCACTTTCTACCGAATTGGGACTCTGCGGAGTACTCGTTTTCTCCTTCTCCAAAGAGGTCAGGGTAGCGAGCAGTAGTTCGTTTCCTAAACGCCAAAAAAAAACCGATGCTCCCATCACAACATCCATTGGCGCATCCTTCATTGATGCGGAGTACTTGGATGCTGATTCGTATGGCTCAATAGCATACCGCTTGCCTATGCGCTCGGTGATGGGTCGGTAGAGGACTGCCATAGTTTTGTGCAGCTCTTGTATGTCACCCATATAATTATCCAAATCCACATACTCACCGAAGGTGATGTCCTCAAGGTTAGGGATGAACCCGTAGGTTTCACCGACCATCGTGAACTCTGTCTTTAGGTTTGGCTTCTCGCTGAACATCGTATTGATGTGGCGCATCACATTGGCTACGCTTGCGAACTTTACGTTGGGCAGTTCTGCCAGAGGCACTCCGCAGAATATCTCAAGCATCTTGTGGGTCAAGAACTCCTCATCGCCCTCAAGCCTCGCAAAGCGTTGGTATTGGTCAAGCGTTATCTCCGACAGGGAGGTGGGTACAATTACCTTTAGTTCCATTGTATTAAAATAACCTTTTAGTTTTAGCGTATGGCATACCTGCCAAAGTTAGGTCTGCTCAACTTGTTATACGTTGCATAGCGCAGCGCATCTATGGCGTGATTGAATGCATCGATGGGTTTGTTGAGCAGGTTGCCGTTCTTGTCCTCTACCCATTTGTAGTTTTGCAATTCTTTGATTAGGTTGCTGCTTCGTGGGGTTACAAATAGCTTGTGCCGCTTCAGCACGTCAATACCCACTATGACGCTATCTGCGCCCTTCTGCGTGGGTTTCACGTTCCATCCCATACGATGCAGCTCCTCAATAGATTTGGGTTCAGCAGAGTCAGCAAATACCTCCGTGCGTCTATCAAGGCCAAGTGAGGCAAGTACGTTGCTGATATCGGGGTTGGTCATACCCGTGCGGTAAATCAACTCATCCACATACAGATTGTCCCCCGACTTATAGACCGCCACAAGTGCGGTTGGGTCGTTGGTGTACCCGAAGTCCATCCCGTGACATAGGAGCGTGGCATCCGTTGGTATCTCGGCCTGCCCATATTGGAAGATGGTAGCTCTGCTCATCCCACGTTCTCCGAGTCCGTAGATTCTCCAATAGTCATTGTCCGTATGTTGCAGCCTCTCTATCTCCTCCACGATTGAAGCATCCAAGAACGGATTGTCAAGGTAGGTTGACTGGATGTAGGTGACATCATCCCTCGTTAGCAGCTTATCGTAAATCCAATGGAACGCATCAGAGGGGTTGTAGTCAACCCATATCTTGCCTGTTGTTCTTATTAATAATTGAAAAAAATCCTCAAAACTCAATTCATTTGTTTCATTGCAAAAAAGGTAGTCACGTCTTGCTCCTCGTTTCTTTTGAGGTTGGTCAAGGCTGATGAATTCAAAGAGGTTGCCATTGAGCGTGTAGGTGTAGTCGCTCTTATTATGCCGTGCCTCATCATAGAGACCGTTGGCATTTAGAATCTCAAAGAAGTCACGATAGGCCGTCATCTTGAGAGACGGCAGCGACTTGCGCACGATGGAGTACACCTTGCCTTTCTCCTCCATCGCCATCACGATGAGCATCTGCAAAATGGAGTAGGTCTTACCAGAACGGCTACCGCCTTGATTGACTACTATCCGAGTTTTAGCGTTGTAGTTCTTCTCAAAGAGTTCGCTACTCTTTAGGTTTAGTTCGGACAATCTCTACCTTGATTTTCGTTAGCTCATCCGATACCTCATGCGAATTCTCCACCCTTGCGAGTTTGGGAGTCGTGTACTCCGCCATCTTGTTCAAGAGGTCAAGTGCGCCCTTTGGGTCATCAGCAGCAACTTGGGTGAGCCATAGGGTCATATTCTCAAGGTTGGCTTCGATAAGGGTTTGGAATGCCTCTCGTATTTTGTTGGTGGTCTTGTTTGGTGTTCCGCTTGGCCTTCCTGTGTTGCCTGCTATGAACCTGCCTTTGTCATCTTTCATATCCGTTCAGTTCCGTTATTTTCGGTTTGTATCTAAATAACCCTTTTTGCGAGGTGGTGATTGTGTGTTGCTTTAAGTCGCTCCTTAAATTCTTTAATATCCCCGTATGCAACGTGGCAAGGTCGGCATAGTGCCATCAGGTTTTCTATGGTATCAGCAATTTTGCTTCCACCCATTCCACGAGATTCTATGTGGTGGATGTCTACGGCTTGGCCTTGACATACCTCGCAGGGGATGAAGTCAGTTGTGGAGTAGCCCATCCCTTTGAGGTAGACCTTTGTGTGGTTCTTCACCTTTGGTAAATCCAACAGTCATCTATGAACGTAGCACGGGGCAGCAGTTCATCTACCGCTTGGATTACACCCTTCCAATGTTCGTGGTAGTCATCTCCTGCGATGAAGCCTCCCTTCTTTACTTTAGGTAGCCATAGCTTGATATCCTCCTTTACGGCCTCATAGGTATGGTCAAGGTCTATGAATACCACGTCAAGGGATTCGTTCAGAAACATTTTTGCAGCTACTTTGGATGTTCCTTTGATTACATTGTATTTACGGTCTCCCATATTCTCCAAGAATAGCTCGTAGATGTCGTTGGTCTTGGCGAGCTTGTAGTAGGAGTCTATGTACTCTGTCGTTCCTTTGAAGGAATCTATGATTGTGATTTCTTGGGATGTTGCTTTGTCGCATAGGTAGGCTGATGACTTACCGAGCCACGCACCCAGTTCAACGAATGTGCCGTCTTCTGGCATATTGGCAAGAAGGTAGTCGTATGCTGCTTGGTGGTTAAACCACCCGTCTATTTGTTTGCTCGTTTTCATTTTAGGGCGTTATAATAGCAAAGGTACTGCTCTACGCAGATAAGTGTTCCTTGCTCGGATGCTGCTTGTGCAAAGATGCCATCTGCCTCGTAGGTCATCTCAAAGCGTAGGTTGGGCAGGTCGTATGGCTTAAACATATAGCAGGCGGTATCTATGTTGCCGACTTGTGGTTGGTCGGTAGGGCGTAGCCTACCTATTTGCCCCCACGTTACGATAGAACAGTCCAAAGCGTTTAGGTTGTTCCACTCCTCAAGGAACTTTGGGTGCAAGATGTTGTCATCATCTAAATAGTAAACCCAATCCTCTTTGGTAAAGGAGTCAGCATACAAGTCAAGGAACTCATTGCGGAGGGGGTGGCCTGCGTTACCTGTGCGTGTGGAGTAGTGGGTGACTGATGCGCTTGTTGCTCCCTTGTAGTTGGTAGAGGCATCCATCATCACAACCCACGTTGCGTACGCAGGGATGTGTTGTTTTAGCCTTACAAGGTTGTGAGGGCGTGAGCAGGGCGTGACTATGTAAAGCATCGTAGTTCGTTTATTTTGTCCATCGTGAAGTCTTGCACAAACTCGTATAACGATTCCGTTAGGTCAGCCACTTGGTTAGGGTTTTCTTTTAGCCTCTTGATTGCTCCTGCCCATTCGCTTGGGTGCTTGATGGCAATGCAATTATTCTTTGTGATATAAGGTGAATAGGGTTGCGTGTTGCTCACTATCATAGCACACTTGCTGAACCCTGCCTCAAGCATCTTTAGGTGCGACTTGCACTTGGCAAACTCGGATGTCGTAAGCGGCACGAGGCTCACATCAAAGAACTCGTAGAGCTTGTGGTAGTGTGTTGGTGGCATAGTGGGCAGCCTATGGCTTGCCTTCATAATGTCTGGGTAACCATCTACCTCTGCCACATACCCTTGATAGCCCTCAAGGTTGATTGTGGACTCCTTTACGTCTAATGCATGGTGGTTGCCTCCGATATACCCGAAGCGTACTTCTTCGCTTGGTTCTCTCTCTACCTGCCACGTTGCTACGCTGATGGCGTTTGGTATGATTCGGATGTTGGTGTTGTATTTCTTGACCTTTGAGGCAAGGTG